GTTGAGTCGAAAGACGAATAATCGCCATCATCCACATCAGGTGAAACCTCATGTAGCCAGTCAGCAAGGCGTTGCCAATCGCCACTCATTGGATTAACACCAGATGTGCAGGTGTTTCGAACTTGATTGACGATCAAGTGGCCGAAGAAAGCGCCATAGTAACGGCGTAGAAGGATCATGAATACCAGCGGAGATGCTGAAAAGATTCTGGTCTTTACTTTATCGGGATTGTTGATGTCTGCCTTAGCTAGAGCAACGCGTTCGTCCTTGAGGGAGTCCTTAAAAATAGGGACATCCTTGATGTTGCCAGAACGGAATTGTTCCTCCAGATCTGCGACCATGTCAACGAGTGCTTGGGTGGGGGAATAATCCTCTCCAATCCATAAAGTCTTACCTTTGGCACCAGGTGTCATGCAGAGCGGAAGCCCTGCAGATGTGGATCTGTCAACTGGTTCAAGACCGGGTATGTCTTTACCTGAAAGTGCCTCCTCTAGTGTGAGGGTGCGTGCAATGACTGGTTTTCCTGAGCAATAACGTGTGAGCACTGATAAAGCTTCTGTTTGGAACCTCTCTGAAATAATAGGTCGGTGTTTTTGAAAACCTCTAACTCCACGTTCCATTGGATCGCAAGCTTCTGAAGCCCTCAAGATGGATGGCCGAGTGATCGGCGCTGAAACTTCTGCGTGGATCTCTGATCTGCGATGTTTTGTAATGGTGGGTTCGAACGGGGTTTTGATCGTTGCAAGTGGATTTTGGATGTAAGAATGATCCATAGGATCATCTCCTTGAAATCGTTGGTCTGATATCACTACTTCGGACTCGAAGTTAGCGTGATTCTCTAGATCGGCGATCATTTCTTGCGTGATGACGACTGAAGTCCCCGAACCTGTTGCATTTCCCATCATATGGAATCCGAAAACCTTACGGTTTCTAGTAGGATCCACACACATGAATGGCGCACCACAATCACCTGAGATGGTGTGCATATGGTCGTAACCAATGAGCGTTCTGAATGGTGCTTGGGTTCCATCGGGCAAAGCAACTGCTCGATCTTGGAGCTCCGGGTGGGGAGCATTCATTACTAAAGATTCACCTTCACGTCGCGTAATGATGCGACCTGCTGGAAGGTATTGAAAGTTCAAGTCAGTGTCCATCGCAATTAGATGGCGCACGTCTGTGAACGGTGATAAGGTCTTGGGAAACTGGACGAGTGTTATGTCCAGCTCGGGGTGGTTAATCAACCTTATCTCTTCCCGTTTAAAGTAGGAAGTTTGGATGCCACCTCCTGAGTAGTACCGGGTTATGGCCCAATCACTGTCGTCAAGTAAGGCGACTGCGTGGGTGTTAATCCATGCCCTCCGACCTGCATAAAAGAAAATCTTAGATAATGGACCCATTGCTCCTTTAGCACTGATGTCACAGAGGTTCCGATAAAGCTTCTTAGCTATACCATCTGAGTTCTGGTCAGCAGAACCTTGGAAGTCTTG